CGCGAATAAACGCGTGGTGTAACTCTTGGTAGGTAAAGACGAGCGCGGCCCCCAGAGTTTCACTGGTGGAATACTCTGGCATGCGTGCTGAACGCATGTGCTCGTCAACGCTTCCCGGATTATCAGGCTTATACTAGGTCGAACCCCACGGGCATGGGGCGGCCCAGGCTTACCTGACCTGCGGATGGATTGGTTTTCAAATTTTCATTAAAACAGACTCGTGGCGGTGTAGGGGGACGATTTGTGACTTTTTAATTTGCCCCCCACCTCCTACGGATTTTTATAGTGCGAAACCCATCCGGAAGAACCGGAACTGCTATAGTGTTAGATCACGCTCTAACAGGCGTCACGGCATGTGAAATTGTCACCCATTGGTGAGCAAGCCTTGCTGCTTGCGTCCACCAGTGGTGCCAAGGAAGGCGTTAGTGAGCAGCCCAGCCTCTGGCCCAAATGCCATGGTCATGGCAGTTGGGGCAATGCGCTTGAGCACGCCCATAACGTCGGACATCCAGGTACTGTCGTGCGTAGTGGTCGTTTTCCCTATGGGGGGAGTTGCCCCCAATACCACGGCACGCGCCTGCATGACCGTCGGTACAGACGGCGCAGCTGGCGTGGCCATGGTCGAATAGGCAGTACTCGCTACAGCGGTATACTCGTAGTTGGTGATAACTTCAATGTAACCAGCATTAGCGGATGCTGCACCTCCAACAATACCGACAACAGCGGAGCTCCATGAGGATAGGGCGCCTGTGTTGCCGATAGGTGTGTAAGAGGTGGAAAACATACCTTGCGGCTTGTGGATGAAGTAGACGTCGGCATCTCGCACGGCGAACATTGTAGCGTTCGAGCCCTGTCGGAGATTGCCGACGCCAATGGTAGTCACGGACGTCGGGTCGTTCGGGTGTTCTTGGATGACCAGGACGCCCTTGGCCTCCGTCCACGGCTGCGTAGTCCTGTACCTAAACCCGGCGCTCACGACACGATACTCACCAGCAGCAGCAGTGCCATAGAAGTTCGTGTCGGCGTAAGCGCCCCAAGCAGTAATGGTACCAGCAACCACTGTGCCCTGGCTCCTTGCGGCTCTCGCTCCCATGGAGAAAGCATAGGCGCAGGTGCCAGCGGCATCAGTGTCGAGACTAAAGAGTGTTCGCTCTTGGTAGGTGAGAGATCGAACTGAATTCTCATCATAGTACTTGGCCCCATAAGCCTCTGGGCAGAAGGGGTTGGAATTGGAACAGACGGCTTTGGCGAGGTTGTAGTCGCCAGTACGCATCTGGGGTTGCCGAACGAGACGCGCACGGGGTTGCGCACGCGGTCGTGCAGTAGCACGCTTGACGTTGCGTTTCTTGGCCATGGTGTCAATGGGCTGAAGTTGAGATGCCGTGTTGCGAACGCTTGTTGTGTGATCTGTCGTGTGTAGAACGTAGTAATCGATATGTAGTAAATGCCCTACGGGGCTGCCACGAGGTACGCTTCGCTGGGGGCAACATGTGTCGCAAACACCTCCCCAGCAAGCTGCGGGCGGCACAGGAGATCGTAGTAGAGCTCCCATGCCACCTGCTCATCCGGGGTAACCCCGAATGCCTCGAAAAATGACACACGTGTGGTCCAGTGTGGCGGTGCATGGACGCGCCGCATACCCTGGGACATGTGTACCATCCCTGATCTCAGTGATGGGTGATCCCCCCAGCCTACAGCACCATGACTCCAGTGAATGAGACGGTGGTAAAAGCATGAGAGAATCGGAATCCCTCCAGTGAGGGCCAGGCCCCCTTTCCCAATGGAAGCATAGTAGTTGTCGGCGTCCCGCTCAGTGTTTATAGGCAGGACGGAGACTAAGTCTTTGTCAATACAGACAGGGAAATTGCGCACACAAATGGGTCCATCAGGTGTATGGATCGGATGAGTGTGGCAAAACTCAATGTGCTCAAAGGTGTAGACAGGCTCCTCCACTTTCATGGCGAAACCCATCTCAAGGAACCACGACTTAAGAAACTTGGAGAAGAGCCCAACATGCATAGCCTCAAGAAAGACCACACAATCGTCGCCGTTGTTGTACAGCGCGATGGGCACACTCAAAGTGTCAGCGTAGCTCCACACCATAGCACACATGAGAAGGCAGTTGCCCAGTGACGTATCCATGTCGCCGGACATACGGCCCCCCTTGGATTTCCACCGCATGCTGCCCTCATCACTGGAATAACCACATTGATTGGTCAAAGTCCAGTTGAGCAGCTGCTTGAGCACGGTGCGGTCCGCTCTGAACGCGTTCTTGTAGACTTGGTGTGTCCACTGCAACGCCGGCACGCTAACGTGCTGATCAAAGCGACTAGCATCGAGCCCAATCGCGGCAGGTTCCTTAAACTTATTCCACTTGCGCCACATAGCGCGGCCCATGGCCTGCGCGTTGTG